CGTCATTTCAAACGACATTCGCTTTCAAATTGGCGGTACTACTTCAAGCAACGCATACAACGCTGTGTCGTCAACCAAGCTTTTGTTTGGCGGTGGTAACTCCGACGCAACTGGCAACTACTACATTGGCACCAACATGGAGAACTACGGTGGCAACTACACCAAGCTAGATCTCCGATGGCACACAGGCATCCGCATGGGTGCTCAACCCGGTTACGGCGGTATTCGCTTCTACAACAATGAAGACTTGAGTTCGGTTCTATTTAGTATCGGCAAGGGGGATACAAATACACGAGTTGAGTCGGGAAGCTTTATTCTTTCGTCTAGCTCAAACCTGCACTTTGGTGGAGCTACCAACCAGTCGTTTATTAGCGGTGGAACCGAAATTAAGCTATACGCTGACAACGTCACGAGGTTCTATACCTACGCTAGTGGTTGGCAGGAGCGAGTCGTAATAAATGACGGAGGCTTGTACACAAATGGCCGAATAGCGATCGGTAGTGCGGGTGTTGGAAATTATCCTCTATACGCTCAAAGCTCGCAGCGATACGTCTTCGGAATGCGAAATACATCGGTCGATTCGCATTACCCTTGGCTTGTCCATGACGCGACTAGCACTACTTCTCGGTTCGTTATTCATTTCAACGCCATTGGCGATAGATGGCACGTAGACGAAGCCGGTAATTCCGTTGCTTCCGGTAATGTCACAGCATTTTCCGACATAAAGCTTAAAGAAAATATTGAGGTAATCCCTGAGGCTTTACGAAAAATTCGGAAAATACGCGGCGTAACGTTTACTCGTAATGATTTAGAAGACACAGAAAAGCGACACGCTGGCGTCATAGCTCAAGAAGTTGAGCAAGTGCTACCAGAAGTCGTTGAGTACGACGAACTTAACGACACAAAGACAGTTGCGTACGGCAACTTAGTCTCACTGTGCATACAGGCTTTGAAAGAAGCTGATGACAAAATCCAATCCCTTACTCAACGAATAGAGGAACTTGAAAATGGCAATCACAAAGACGACTAGTGTACAGCGCGTAGAGGTATACCCAGCGACAGACTCAAGCGCGGCGGATACCCTTAACTCAGGCAACCCGACTGTAATGGTTGTTTACGAGGATTCAATGGACGATCCAAATGACAACGATCTTCCAGTAGTAGCGACACGCGTTAAGCATCTTGAGCGGTATTCTGACGAAGACAACGCAACGGCGACAGACGTAACAGGCGAAGATCAGCTTGTGCAGGATATCTGCGGCGCTATTTGGAGCTAATCCGTGGCCCTACAGACCTCGGGTGCGATTTCGTTTCAAGACTTGCAAGACGAGTTTGGCGGGTCGCATCCGATTACTATGTACGAGTATGCGGCCAACCGTACGTCTGGGACAGGAGGCTACGGTATAGCTATTAGCCTCTCTGACTTTTACGGCGCTACGGCGTCTACCTCTGTATCGCTGACCATAGGTAACTCAGGCGCAAGCTACGGCTTCCGCATAAGCCAATTTGGGTCTGTTTCGCCTACGTCCTACAACAGCGTGGCAATACGAGGCATCTACACGTTTCAGTCGAAATCTACATACACACTGTTTGTCATTTTCAGCGGTAACAGGGCAAGAACGTTTTTCAGCTCCATATTGATTAACGGTAACACCTACGCGACAAGCGGATCTGGTCACGCTTATAACAGCTCAACCAATGAAACGACGTGGACGTGGAGTGTCGGCTCTCATGTCATCGGTACATCAGGATCAACTACGGTGTTCTTCCAATGATTACTTTTCAAACAGTAACAACCATAGACGACAACGAATTCGACGCTTTATTCGCAGCTTCTTTGCCGTCACTAAACGCCGGTAGCTACCCGTGGCACCTATACGGTGATTTAACGGATTCACAAAAAAAGGAACACATCCGGGCAGGTTACGACCGCATGCTCACTGAAGGGTTCCTGTGGCGAGTTGCTGACGATGACGGCGTCTTGCTACTAAATGCCGGCGTCAAGGACGGTACGACAGCTCAGTGGGTGTTGGGTCTAGTAAAGCCCGACGCAAACGACAGTAAGGCTTATCTATACAGCGAGGACTACCGTAATGCTCGCAACGCCTATTGGGCAGAGATAGGAATTACTAGCTGGACTCTTGAGTTAGCAGGTACTAATACGCCTGTGCACACTCACGCACTAAACCGACAACAGGCTGACGCAATAGGAAAACCTTTGACCGAAAATACACAAGAGGTCGCCCCGGTTCTTACTTTGTTAAACCTGACCGTTGGTACTTAAAAACCCTTTAACTACAGTACTTTTAGATATATATTGTTCATATAGCGCACTTAACCAGGAGGCATAAATGAGTGAGCAAAAACAGGTAAGTCGGCAGGACTACTTTATTGCACAGCAGCTTGAGTCTTTGGCTCGTCAAAACGCAAATCAGGCTATGCGGATTAGCCAGCTTGAAGCGGAGCTCTTGACTATAAAAGCTGAGAACGAGCAACCGGACGGTGAAGAACCCACCGCCCCGGTAGAGGGGGAACTGATACCAGGCGAGCAACCGCTCAACCCTGATGATCCCACCGCTCACTAAGTACTAAGCGCCCCTCTGGGGCGTTTTTTTTATCTGGAGGAATCATGCGCTATCAACTGACAGCGTGGATAGTAATTTCATTTCTGTTCTTTATTGCTCTTACAGCCGAAGCGCAGAACGAAATAGAGATGCCTGACAACATGCGTGGTACGCCCGAAGGCGGCGACGTAGAGAACTCAGGCGACCTAGCAACAATCAACAGCAACAATGGTGACACAGTCGTTAACCAAGGCGCCGGTAGCGGAAGACCTCTTCCGGCCAACAGTGCCATCGCTCCGTCACTAATGGGCATGAATAACCAGTCATGTCTGAAGTCTTACACCGGGGGCGTACAGCTAATCGGCATGGGCGTCTCAGGCGGTTCTTGGATGGTTGATGAAGGCTGCTCGCTGAGATTAATGGCGCGCGAGCTCGCGGCCCTCGGTTTGAAAGTCCCGGCAGTAGCGACCCTCTGCCTCGACCCCAAGGTCTATAGGGCCCTATTGACTAGCGGCATGGTGTGTCCGGTCTCGTCAGGCGGTCGGTTGTTGGTAGGACGCGCAGCTCTAGCGCACATCAAAAAAGCACCCGAAATCTTCATTCCAGAATTCGAGGAAAACCGAACCTTCTACGAGGCCTTGTTGGCCGGGAGTACGTCCAATGAAGACGAAGCTTCTAGCGGTAGCCTTAGCGACCGTTATCGCACCACTAAGCAAAGCAACTCCGATAGACGATCTGATAACAACGAGTCAGTCGATTAGGACAACGTTTGACTACTCAATCAAAGCTGTCGGCGGTCTAGCCCATAACGCGCATCTTGGCACCGGGATCGCGCAAGCTGGGATCACTGATCCTGGCATGATCACAAAAGCACAAGCAGACGCCTACAACGCAAGCGTCCAAAACTTCAAAGCCCAGGTATACACTTGGAATCCTAACTCTAACGAGTACTTCGAACAGCAAAGCCAACAGGCCCTAGATACCCTCGGACAACGCATCGACGCGTTCGTCGACGCGGCCGTCGCAGTTGTCACGATCACAGAGACGAACATACGAGCTCAAGAAGCAGCAGATGCCCCGGACGCTCGTGAAAGCATTGCGCTACAAGATTACATGGATGAGACGGACGTGCTCCTTGATGAAAGTGAGCGCGAAGCGTTCAACTCCGCACTACAAGACGTAGAGGACGCCGCTATTACTGCAGCGGCCTACACAGCTATTGCAAACGATCAGTCTTTATTAGACGAGGCCAACGACGCTGCCTACCAACTTAACGTCACCTACGCCGAAGCGACTAAGAGCTACTTCGACGGCGCAACCGGGCAAATGACAATTGAATGGAACAGTGGTGAACAGTCATCACTCGTTGCGCTCAACGTCTCGGGTTACTTCAAAGACTCAGCGGTGATTATACAAGACGGTGCTGATTCGCTTTTTCACTACACCTCACCGGAGGGCCCTTGTTGGTGGTTACCAACTCCAGAAGAGCAACAGGAGTGTTTCAATGGGTATTGAAGACATGGAACTTACCGTAGGCGACGTCAGACTGCGCGGTGTCGTCATTATGGTCGTTCTGGGATTTGCGTCAACGATCGCAGGAGGGATTTATCAGTTCAGCACGTTTATGAGCGACCTCGAAGCGCAGACGTCGTCAGTCGACGCAGTCGCCGCAGGGGCCGACACGCTAAACGCCCGGTTCGATGATCTACGTGCAAGCAACGCACAGAGATTGCAAGAGATGGAGAAGCGCATCGCGTCGATGGAGCAGTCGATGACAGCGGCTGACGTAGCGAATCTACAAGGCAAACTGGCAACGCTTGGCGGCACGCTTGAAAACATCCTCGATAAACAAAGCCAACTAAACGAGCTCATGACCAGGCAAGCTGAAACAGAAAAGCTTGCATCCGAAACTCAGCTACGCGTCGAAGGCAAGCTCAAGGAACTCGAATCTATCGAGGAAGACCTCAGAAAGTATCAGACAGAGGTGAATGACATGTGGCGCGCTATAGATAGTCTTAATCCACTAGGGGGTGAATAGTGGCAACTTATACATTCCAAAACGGCGACGGGCCGTACCAGCTTTTTCCAACAACCATCAAACCAGAATCATTCAAAATCCGACACGCCCGGACGACGCTTGTCGCTGACGCTAGATCCATGCGCCGGCAGACACGCAGCGTCGGCGGTGTTCGAATTGAGATGAGTGTCACCTACCCTGTCCTCTCGCGTCAGGACTACGAGACGTTCATCGAGTTCTTCCGACTAATCGACGGCCGGCACACTATCTTTGCGTTCCGTATGCCGCTGTTGAGAGACGACTCAGCGTACACCGACACGTCGCTACGCATCGGTGAGTACTACAACCGAAGTAGCTCGACGCTCAACAACCAGCTTATGCAGTACCTAGGGCTAGACGGCTCGACACCAATCGTCGATCCCCCGGCTCGCGATACCGGGACCGTGTCGTTAGCAACGGCAGCTACCTACGCCCCTACCCTTAAATGTTCTTTAAACACTGACGGCCCGTCTGTGGAGTATGGAGCGGACAATTTCATACGTTACAAAATGGATCTGATTGAACGATGGTAGAAGCAATAGAAATAGCGACCGAACAGATAAAGGTCGATGAAGGCCTTTCACTCATGCCGTACCACTGCACAGCAGACGTGCTCACAATTGGCTACGGCAGGGCTATAGGCATCAACGGTATCACTGAAGCAGAAGCTGAGGTGATGCTAAAGACAGACTTACAGTCTGCCTACGACGATGCTCGAAAGTACCTGGGGGAAGTCGAGTTCGACTCATTGTCGCCAGAGCGACAAGCCGTGCTCATAAACATGGCGTTTAACTTAGGATCACACCGCCTTCGTAGCTTCAAGCTACTACGACAGGCCATCCTCGATGGCGACATGCAAGAAGCTAAGAAGCAGATGCTGTCGTCAAAGTGGGCAGGTCAGGTCAAAGGAAGAGCAATTAGACTAGCAGAAATCATGTGTCCCGATTGACTATAGTAAACTCCTATATAACAATCACCGATAGACATATCTATTGGAGGAGGAATCATGTCTGTATTCACGTTAGATCATCTGAGAGATTTATGCGCTGCTCATGATTGGTACTACTCATTTTCTGATGACCAAAGGGTTTGGAAAAAGGGAAACGAGCAGATCAATTTGATTAGAGAGTGCATGTTGTCGTTACAAGAGCAGGGTATGGGTAAACAGGCGAAACAAATTTACGAGAACTGGAAACCAGAAGGAGTAAATTTTGGTTGATGCGGTAGAAAAGTTAGAGGCTCTTGAGGGCTTCGTAGGTGGGCCTGTCGCGGCGGCTCGCCTTCTGGGGGTGAACTACACCGGCTCATATTGTGCTTGGAAGTCAGGTAGAAGAGACATACCGCTCTATATCTACCGATCTGTTGCCGCGCATTTGCGATTGTATGTAGGGGGAGCTAGTGATGCAGTTGAGTGAAGCTGTCGCTCGTCAGGTCAAAGATGAACACATCCTGTGGGACGCTTCGGCCTGTGCGGAGTATTTAGGGTTTAGTCGTAAACGTTTCGTTGACTACGTGTCTAAGAAACACAACTTCCCAAAAGCCCGTGTGAACGGGCGGCGCTGGATAGCGCGGGAAGTCATTGAGTGGGCTTGTAACTCATAGGAGGTCGGCGAGCTCTCTCGCATCTTTATTGTAATAGGTCATCAGTTGCTTCAAGTCACGATGGCCTGTTACCCGTGCTAGGTCCAGCACAGGCAACTTTTGGGCTAACCGGGTTGTCGCTTCATGGCGGGTATCGTGGAACGTAAGGTTCTCGACACCCGCTTTTTTTACGCCTTTTGAAAAAAGTTTACTGGCGCTGTCACGGTCAAGGTCAAACAGTAACTCGCCGGTGACACCATCTAGTCGCTTGATCAGCTTACGAGCCTCACCGCTTAACGGAACGTTTCTAGCTACATTTGTTTTTGTTGTGTTGGCTGGTAGGTGTACGTACTTGTCATACACATGCTCGCGTCGAATCTGACACAACTCACCAAGTCTCATAGCTGTCTCTATGGCAAACAGAAATGCCACAGCGACCCTCATACGAACCTCTGTCGGCGCGTAGTCAGGCGAGTAATCCAACGCTACCAGGATGAGCTCAATCTCTTCCTCAGTTACTCTACGATCTCGTGGAGGCGGGTCGCTGGGACGGCGTAAATCTTTGAATGGCTCATTGGTCATCATGCGCCATCTTCGGCCCTGGGCGAACATAGAACTGAGCACATTGAGGTCACGGTTCACACTACTGCTTTTTACTATAGTTAGCCGCTCGTCGATCAGGTCTTCGAGATCCTCTCTAGTGACCTCGTGCAGCTTCTTTGCAAACAGATCGGGGTGTGTGCGCTGGTAGTAGGTTATGCGATTTGTCGGTGTCCGCGGCGACCGCATTTTTGGTATGTACTCACGAAGATAGCGCTGTGCTAAATCGTTTAAAGTGTGCTCGCTACCGGGCGCCTCTGGGTTTGCTAATACCTGGGCGATCCACTGTTTCGCGTCACGCTTTGTGTTGTGCGTCTTGTTCAAACGCTGTCCGTTTACTCGCACCCTAGCTAGGAAGCGGTCGCCTCGCTTTACAACTGTCCCTGACATGTTTTTCCTCCTGCCGACTTGTGACCATTTCTGTGACCATTTTGTGACCACTTGATACTGGAACGGCGTATTTAAGACTACTAAAAAGTATTTAAGGAGAGAAGCGTAAATCCATAAGCTACTGTTTTATATACAGTTTGGTATTTAACGCTATTAAATGCTATTGAGGCAGTGGTCCCCGGGGCCGGAATTGAACTAATTGTAAAAACAATAAGTTACAGACCCGTGTGACCAATCTGTGACCGTTTACTTACTTTTTACCAGTAAGTGGCCCTTCAGCGTTGTGGCCGAAGATAGCGTTGTAGTACTCAAGGCTCTCGTACGCCTTAACGCACTCTTGAGCAAACGCCTTTGTGTCGACGCCTAGAATACGCGCCCATAGTTCAGTGTCGTGTGGAGGGACTCGTACGTGACCCTGCTCAACCTGACTGATCATAGTGAAATATTCTTGACCGACTAGTTGAGCAAACTGGGCTTGTGTGAGTCCTTGTGCAGACCTCTGGTCTTTTATAATTGACCCAAGACGCTTTCGTCTTTCTTGGGTCGTTTTGGTAACTCGATTACCGTTCGTTTTCTTTTCGACATTCATGGCTACAGCTTCCTCCCCGCAGCAGCGCGATGCCATAATGTTATGTCACAAATGCAGATATCACAACGTGCTATAGAGAGTCTTAAATAAAATAAATCAGTTTTGTCACATTCGTGAAATTGTGACAGCCCACCTGCCGCATAAAACGACACCGTAGTCGCTTGATGTATTTTTTTTGTAACAAGGGGGTTGTGCAGAAGCGCTACAGGATGTTTGGATACAGCCGTTGACTGAAACGTTGACCGTAAGAAGAAGTCTGCCAAAAGGTTACTTAAGGAGGTAACTGTACAGTACTAGACGGTACTGTGAGTACGTAAGGACTGCTTTCAACATCAACCAACATCAACAATAAGTAGAAGTAGAAGTAGAAGTAGCGCAGGGGGTTACTGTTTATGAGTACTGACACCAATAACTTCGAGTTAGTCGAATGCCTTTGGGAAGCTAAGATGTATAGCGAAGCTGAACAGGCATACATGGAGAGCATTGAGAAACTCGATTTGCAAGACACTAAGATTGGACAGCGTTTGTTGTTTGATCTTGCACACCCACTGGCAGAAGCAATCAAATCTCGACAAGAAGCAGCCGAAGCTAAACTATTACAGCCGGGCCAAAAGCAAGATTGGCAACGCATGATACCGATGGCCGATCCGCTACAGGGCGCCATCACAGTCGTGACGTCACTAATGCAACAACTATCCGGCTCTAAGGCGCCAACATACCAACAGGTCGCGATTGCGATGGGTGTCGCCTTCACTAATCAGATACGATTCGAACGCTGGGTCTCTGCGGACAAAAAGTTTGCGACTCGTTTCCTCAAGCGAAACGCTCACGTGCTGTCCTCTAAGGTTCAACACAAGCGCTTCATCACCAATTTAGAAAAACGTCTCAAAGAATCACTAGAGATGGAGGAGATGTGGGAGCGTAAAAAGGTTTGCTTAAGCCTAGGCGCTGTCCTTATCGACTCTTTCATGATCACGCACCCTAACGTGATTGAGTTGCGCCAAACAGGTAGTCGCGGCAAAGCGGAATCGCAGGTTGTCTATTGGACAGACGACTTCCTCGATGACGTCGAATCACTACACGCCCTAGCGGCCGCAACGTCACCCGTCAAAAAGCCTATGCGAGTACCGCCACGAGATTGGTCTATCAATGAGGAGACCGGACGTCTCGAAGGTGGCTACTACATGGTTCACCACTCTATATATAGAACAGAGTGGCACCCTCATAAGCTGACACCGTCCAAAGACGCGATTGCGGCGCTCAACACAATCCAGCGAACCGCATGGGACATCAATGAAGAGGTCTACAATTTCTTGTTGCGCAACCCGCAACTTGCGCCTCAGATACCTTTACAGAAGCCTCAACGGCTACCAAAGGAATTGTGGGAGACCTTACAAGAGAAAGAGCAAGCAGCCGCTCGACAGGAGTTCCAAGACGAAAGCGCTCGCTACGTCTCACAAAACTCTAAGGCAATCACCTTCCGTCGACAGATGCTTCACGCCCAAGAGCTCATGGGTCAGCCCTTCTGGCAACCGCACAGCTTTGACTTTAGAGGGCGACTCTATCCGTCAAACCAAATGCTCACCAACCAGGGCGACGATATCAGTAAGGCACTGATTCGTTTTTATAACGGTACACCGCTAGGTGAGAACGGCCTCAACGCGCTTAAGATCCACGCGGCTAACTGTTTCGGTAAGGACAAGCTGTCTCTCGTTGAGCGTATGCGTTTTATCGAAGACCTCGAAGACGAGATCGTCAACTTCGACGACGATACGGTCGCCCTGCGACTGTGCGCCCAAGCGGACGAACCCGCTTCGTTTTATGCGGTCGCTATGGAACTGATGCGCGCCCTACGCTCATCGGACCCTACGTCCTTTATTAGTCATATACCGATCGCTGTCGACGGTACGTGTAACGGATTACAGATTTTGTCTCTCTTGGGAAAGGATTTGGTCGGTGCGGAGAAGACGAACTGCACGTCTGCGCCGACAAGGAAAGACCTCTACATCGAGGTCGCTCGATCCGTGCAGTCAATAATCTCTTCCATATTGTCGGACGACACGTCCTCTGGGGAACTGAAGGCGATCGCCTCGACATGGAATACGGTCATGGCCCACGAAAACAAAGCGCGCAAGGTCGTTAAACGAGCGGTCATGACGACCGCCTACGGCGTAACGCGTGAAGGTATAAGGGAGCAATTAGTAGCCGATCGTCACTGCGACGGGCTACCGGTGCCTGATACCAGTGAGTTTGAAGGCCTCACGCCAATACAAGCCCGTCACAAGTTGGCGGGTTACATGCGTGATTGGATAGTTGAAGCAAGGGTTGCTGTTGTTGTTGAAGCCGTAAAGATCATGGACTACTTCCGTGAGGTCGCTACGGTCCTAGCGAAACAACAACGTAGTCTCACGTGGAAGACACCTGACGGGTGCCTGGTCGAACAGAAGTATGTGGTGCTAAAGGACACCCCGGTACGGACCTTCGATAACTGGATGCGTCGACTACGTCGTCCAACAGACAAAATCCAACCTTCTAAGATGGCCGGCGCTGCGGCGCCTAACATAGTCCACTCACTCGATGCCACGATGTGTCGGATGGTTGCTAACCGTCTCGCCGCTGAAGGCATCACTGAGATGGCCTTTGTACACGACTCTTACGCTGTCCATGCGTGTCACCTTGGCAGACTAAATCAAATCATCCGTGAGGTCGGTGTAGAGCTCTTTAGCGGCAACTGGATTGCCGAACACTTTCATCCACTACAGGTCGCTGTGCTACCAGACGATGCACACCTAAGCGACCCACCGAAGCAAGGCGACCTTGATGTAGCGAACGAGCTCATCAATGCCACCTACTTTTTTTCGTAACTACAACTACAGGAGTTGTCGATAATGAAGACTATTAAACAAACAGCTAAAGGCGGTAAGCACGTAGGTATTTTCTTTCACGTAGATAGAAAGTGCACAGTCATCACTACGGTCGATCCAGACTCAATGAAGCGCGGCGACATAGCGTTTGATAAGGCCGGCCGTATGATCTGTCGTGCAGTCTACAACCCGGCTGACGGTGACCCCGCCTACGACGTCAAGTATGAAGTCACCAAGCTACTCGACTCAGTTGCTACCAAGCCGTCTGAGCCCGAAGAGATCACTGACATGGACTACAACGACCCTGTCGACGAAAACGGGTTGTCTGACGAACCAGTCGCAGGTGTGTGACTGAAACGTTGACCGTATGACCAAAAGCCCACCAGGAGGAAAAATGGCATACGTCAAGTTCGTAACTTCTGCGTTTTCGGCGGCTTACCCGTCGCTCGATAAACCAGACACAACATCGGCCTACCCTAGCAACGCCTACGAGGTCACCGCGATTCTTCAACAAGATGAAACGGAAACCCTCAAGGCGCTGCAGGAAGCCATCAATCAAGCAGCACAAGCTGAATGGCCTAACGCTGATCCCAAGGACTACAAGTCGCCCCTACGCAACTTGGAAGATGGCGGGATCAAAGTGAAGTTTAAATCCAAGTCTAAGCCACCTATGCAGGACTCCGGCGGTAATCGTCTACCTGACGACGTCAAGATCTACGGCGGCGATCTAATCCGCGTTGCCGGCTCTGCAAAGGCCTACAACGTGGGTCCGCAGAAAGGTGTGACGTTGTATCTCAACGGCGTACGTCTCATCGAGAAACGCGCTACAGGCACAGATGACTTCGGAGGGCCAGAAGATGGATTTACAGTCGGCCAAACAACAAGCGAAGAAGAGGTTTTCTAGTAACCAAGGTCGCAGAGAGCGTCATCGCAGAGATACGATGATTTATCAGTCGTTAGGGATGACACAATCTGTCTGGAGGAATAACCTTACGCCGTCGCAACGCAAAGCATTTCGCGTGGCGTGGGAGGCGCAGCAGGAGGAAGCGCAGATAGAAGCCCTTAAGTCTCCGGGCTACGTCTACGTGCTACGTCACCCACGTTACGCGGAATTATGCAAAGTTGGCGAAACGGTTAACCCTGTTAATCGGTTACGTAACTACAACTGCGGCGATCCGTTCTGTGACTATCGCTTTCACTTCGTCTTCTTCTCAGAAGACACCCGTACCATCGTTCACAAGTTTTACGACCAAACCCACTCCGTCCGTCTGCACGGCGAGTGGTTTGACGTAACGCCCGAACAAGCTTCTGACGACCTACGTCAGATACGGGATGAGCTATGCAATTAGACTTTGACGGGCTATCGGGACCACAAGAACTATACGTCCCGATAGACCCTGTACCCGCGTCACGACCGAAGGTCAGTCGCTACGGTACGTACTACAGCAAACGTCATCAGCAATACGTAAAAGATTGGGCCACTTGGTTTAACTACGCCAAGCCGAACTGGCGCTACCTAGGCACAGAACGTCTCATCGTTGCTTTAGAGTTCGTCTGTTCGAAACCCAAGACTACAAAGAGGGAGTCGCCCAGGCACGACATCGACAACCTGGTCAAACTCCCACTCGACTGTATGACGTCTAGCGACGTCTTCTGGAAAGACGACGTTCAGATTGAGTACCTCTTTGCTTCTAAACGATTCGCTCGACAAAAGGAGGAACCGCACACGCGGATCAAAGTCTTTTGGATCACATGACGGAGGGGCTATGTCATCCAACTACATACGCAAGGAAGCCTGTGTTGCTTGTTCAAGCTCGGACGCCTTTGCGATATACGATGACGGTCACGGCTACTGCTTTAGCTGTCACCACTACGAAAAAAACGTCGATCTAACCGACGTGCCAAAACAACCACAACCAACACAACCAACTAAACTAGAGACACCCGCACTGCGTGGTGACTTCGTCGACCTGCCACAGCGTCGGCTCTATGAAAAAACTCTACGCAAGTTCAGCTACAGCATCGACGCTGAAGGTAAGCACTACGCGCCTTACTACAACAAGGAAGGCAAGATAGTTGCTCAAAAGATACGGACACCTGACAAAGATTTTTACGTCACTGGCGACCTCACAAAGGCCGGTCTATTCGGCCAGCAACTGTGGTCACCCGGTGACCGCCTAGTCATTACTGAGGGCGAGATCGACTGTCTGTCCTACGCGCAGGTCACAGGCCTTACATGGCAAGTGGTCAGCGTTCCTAACGGCGCCTCCGGTGCATTAAAGACAATCCGCAAGCAGATCCATTGGATCGAGCAGTTCAAAGAGGTTGTCTTTCTGTTCGACCAAGACGAGCCAGGCATCAAAGCCGCGCGTGAATGCGCCGCGATCCTAAAGCCTGGTATCGCTAAGATCGCAAAGCTACCC